TCTAGAGGAAGTGGTGGTGGGAAATGTACTTGAGTTTTAAATGTCTCTGGATCCTGTGGATCAAGAATTGGCAATTGTTCTGGCTTTATTGGGCCGTTGATCTCTGGGTTATAAACAAATACTTCTGGTTCTTTAAAAGCTAGTGTCAATAGAACTAATTCATTTATCTTTTGCATTCCCTCGCCGTATTGAATCATCTTTTGTTGGTAACGATTCATTAACGGCTGGTACTGAATAGAAAGCGCAACACCCGAGGTGTTAGAGATTGGCTGTACTTGACCAAGAGCAGTTTCTGGTACACCAATCATTTCATGCATTGCAGTCTTAATTACCTTTAGGTACTCCATCGCACCTTGAAGGCCTTGTCCGCCACCTTCTAGGTTAAAGACTTGGGCGTCTTTAGGAAGACCGCCCCAGACCTTCTTCGGACCTTTTTCAAGGGAAGAGGCCTTAGCACCGGTAATAACTGTAACGGGTGCCGCATGGTAGTTGACAATGTCAGCTATATCTGTTGCTACTTCATTATAGTTACGGTTAAGAACAATGATGTCGTGGCAATCAGAAAGTCCCCATGGGGATCCGGACACACGTACGTTTGGAATATGTACTACGGGCACTACGCCAATTGGATTTGGACGAGAGTCAATAATTTCATCGTTGATGTATTCTTCAATACGATCATCGGTAAGAATTTCAGTATAGGTGTATACCTGACGCGTACCTTCTGCAGATGTTCCCCAGAAACGATACTTAAGCTTAAAACGAATTAAACGGGTACGATCATGTGGGTGGAACTCTGGAAAACAAAAAGAAGAGTTAAGAGGAAGAATACGAACACGACCTGGGTGTACTCTGCCAATACTATCTTCGTAGCCTTCTTCATAAGCTACTTTAACAAAGCAATCTCCTGATACTCCGCCTTGTTGTCCCATTTCCCACATAACAGAATGTTTGTCGTTATCAGTTTCCCACACACGCTTTAGTACGTCCGGGATGATTGCTTCTGTTGATGCTGGGCTGCGGAAAGATGCGCCACGACCAAATGTAAAATTAATAATGTAATCTGTAAAAGCTCTGTAATAGTTGTAAACCATTTGAGACTCGCCAATTTCACGGCGGTATGACCAATGGTGGCCTAAATACATTGCCCAGTTGAGAGAGTAACGATTTAATCGTGGGCCATGTACTTCAAACTCTTCATCAGCTAGTTCAACTAGACCTAGCGGTGAAATAGAGATTGTTAAGTCAGATGACGCAGCTCTGTAACTGGGAGGTGAGAAATCAATACCACCAGCCATTATTCACAACTCCCCATCTTAATATTAAATGCCCCTTTTACTTTTCTTCTCGATATTGCTAAGTAAAGACCGCCCAGCCTCGGAGAAGGGGTACGAGGCTGGGTGGCCTATATAGTCTACTGTACTTAGTCTGCTACTTGTGCAGGATTCATGCGTTGGTAGCGTCCACCAGAACGAACAACCTCTTCGATAACTACCTGAGAGTGATCTCCGAAGTTACCTTGTGAAAACTCACCGAGGTAGGTTGGTGCTTCTACCCATGCGGCTGAACCGACATGTGCACGCTGCTTCATTGTTTCTTCAGGATACTTTTCAAACACGTTAACATTGTGGTTTGGACGACCAGCTGGGGTGTCATATCCTTGATCTAGTCCCGTCTGAAAATCATTTGGGACGTCTGTGTCAGTTGCAACGCCTTCTTCAAAGCGAAGTGGGCCACGTTGGCCTGGCATTGCTGCTGCCATCTTTCGTTCATATGTTGCGCCAACTTTCTCAGGGAACTGAGGTGTTGGGGCAATGTTTTCTACTGCCATGATTACTCCTTATGCATAGGGATTGAGGGTCCTCGGGTATAAGTCTCCACCCTTGGATTAGTTTTTAAATGCTAAATTAGGAAAAAAATGGGGATGAACTAACCTCTACTGTAGGCATGACCATGTCCTGTGTCATGGAGCAGGCTATAGCCAAGGAGTCCACAAAATCATCATGGGCATGTGCCTCATCAGGGGCAGAAACCATAAAGTTTGGGCCCTTATATTGAACTTCTGCATCAGTCATCTGTTGATAAAACTTTTTCCAAAGACGCAATCTTCTTGTCTTAGCATGTGCTGGCCAGGAAACCATTTGACGTTGGATTAGGGCTTGGAGGTGCTTCCACCGCTTAGATTGTTCTGTTGGGCTTGAAGTAATAGGAACTACCTCTGCCCTAGGCATTAATATCTTAAGACGTCCGGCTACAGCATCTCCAACTCCGTTGGAGTCTACGCCAATAGCTAGGACATCATAGTTACCTAGAAAATTAACAATCTGGAAGTACTGCTCTTCCCAATCATCTCCTTGAATCTCTAACCAATTAAGAATACGATGATCGTAATACCCAAATTCATCAGGCCTATCCCAATCGACCCACACAACAGTAACAACTGTAGAGTCCATCTTTCTTGCGGGGTCAATTCCGACCACAACTGGGGAACGGTGCCAGCTCTTAACAAGCTCTTGAGATGTATCCCCGAGGTCGTCCATGATGGATGATGTAACGAACATCCCTCTCTCCAGCAACCATTTACAGTTGTATGAGAGTTGGAACTCATCTGAGTCTTCTCCAATTCGGAGCATCTCCTTCTTAATAAATTTTTCATAGTTCGCATTTACCTTTGCTACATCCTTCCAGTCCCATTGAAAATGGTTCTGCTTAGCAGATCTACCTGTTTGACGTCTTTTGTTTAATTGAATAGCCCTATAAAAATTGTTCTTCATAGTGCTAGGTGTTCCGGTCTTAACAATAGTTGCGTTGTAGTACGCACCCATAGGAGCAATAGATTTAGATACCACGAAGTCGTCTGCTTCTTGGCACTCATCTATGATTATTAAGTGAAAAGACTTAGACTCAATCTTTGCACGAGGGTTAGCTGTCATCATCATGAGCGTGCTACCACTGCGCTTAAGCTTAATGTTTCTAATAACTCCAGGACTCTTAGTAGCCATATCATCAATCTCAGGATCACCCAAAACTTCTAAGGCTCGTTCACTAGTAAGACGTGAAACTGTTCTTCCGTAAAGAGTTTCTACCTGTGACTGGATTGGTGCAAACATACCTACCCAAATACCGTCTCCAAACTTACCTAGGAGATCTGGGTACATCTTTGCAAGGCGTGGGAGAATTACCATGAGTGTTGCTACAGTATTAGCAATAGTCTCTGATTTACCTGACTGACGAGAAGCTAGCGCGGTTACTTCTTCACCATCGTTGATTATTACCGACTCTATGATTCTTCTAGCAAGCGGGGCTTGGTATGAGTGCAGCTTGTAGCCAACCAGCATTTCTTGAAACTGCATTATTTTTTCTACTAAAGCTTTTACAAATTCTTTAGATAGTTCATCTAACTCATCCGGTTCTTCTTCAGGAAGCTCTTCTTCCTCTTCTAAAATGAACTCTTCAGGATCTACTTCCTCAAATTGGTCGTCATACTCAAGATCGCTCATTAGCATACCGTTTCGTTAATGTTTCTAGGATTACGTGTAATGCCTCTGCCCCAATACGAGCTTCTTCAAGAGTGTATGGATCTTGAGTTTTTTGCCAAGAAGCTAGGTTTCTGCCTATTGTGTACAGGGCATTCTCCGTCCAAGGAAGTAATTCAGAGGAGGGCAGAGAGTCCACCCGCTTTTCAATCTTAGTGCGCTCTCGTTCAGGATTGTTTTTCTTGAACATCTTCCCCATCTTTTACCCCGTATCGTATGTATTCCCAGTCAGCTTCTTCTTCAAGCAACACTCGTCCTCTGATGGCATTTGTTAATGCCTGACTTTCTTCGAACTGTGCTGTCCACCTACCTATGACTAAAGCTAGTCTAGTAAAAGGTAGTCTAATGGATAAACCTGATCCGCCTCTAAAAGGCTCATCTATTTCTTGTGTTTCTGCCCGTTCCCAAAGTTCTTTAGGCTTTACTGGATAAACCAATGTATGCCAGTAAAACGGTCCAAAGTCTTTTGGATTTGCCACTATTAGTCCTCGCAGTTGTGATCATTTACTTCTGGTTCTCTTAATACCGATTCGCATACTTTACATCTAAACCAACGCATTTGCGTAAAATTATTTTGTGCTGTTCCGCCTACAGGGACGTTTACTCCCCCATCAGGTTGTGGTAAATAATCTGTAACGATGGGAGATGGTTCAAATAGTTCTGGGGGAAATGGCCCTTTAGGCGGATGCGCTGTCTCCGGTACGGGGTGCCCTTGCCTCGTAACGATGCGCTCAATTCTCATTATTCAGCCGGTGTTGATTCAGTTTTCTTTGTAGTTTTCTTAGGTGCTGGTGTTGCTTCAACAACTTCTTCTACTACAACTACGTCTTCGGCTACAGGAGCCTCTACAACAGGCTCTGATGTTTGTGTTGGGACATCTTCTTGTACAGGCTCAATTGGAGCCTCTACTTGCGGTTTTGGTGCATTCCAGGGCGCTGACCACTGTGACATGTGATATTCCTCTCATATAAAGAAATATTATTCTACACGCAGTTGTAGGTTGCTGACACCCTGTAGTTACTGCTAGGGTTTATCCATGCCCAGAGCAATCTGGGCATTCGCACCTCCGTAACAAAAGGGTTGCAGATCGAACTTGGCAGAAAGAGGCCAAGTTGCTCAGTATAGGTGACAGCTATACGAAGTTAGATCTGGCCTTCTAGCCTAGGAGACCGAGTGCAAAGTTATGAAAAATCGCATGTAGCAATGCTGGTCCTATACGGACTACTGCTGGTGGGAGTTCCAAAAGCGTTAGCAGTTGATAATACTGTTAGTGATGGGACTACCGTTACCGTGCAGGTTAAGGACCCCCTAGATAAGTACCGCGGAGCCAAAGAGCTCACTGATACGGAACTTATCGATCTATTGTCTTTAGTTGGTTTTGAGGGTAAATCCCTAAAAACAGCTTGGGCGGTAGTTATGAGGGAATCAAGGGGACACCCAACATCCCGAAACAATACTCCAGCTACTGGGGACGATTCTTACGGCCTATTCCAAATCAATATGATCGGCGGTTTGGGAGATGTACGTAGGGAAAAATTCAATATCGAAAAAAATAGTGACTTATTTGATCCAGTCACCAATGCCAAAGCGGCCTTCTATATGACGGCTCGTGGAACTAATTGGGGATCCTGGGGATTAGGTCCTGATGCTTACGATGGTTCTCCAGAGGAGCCGAGTATCACAAACTGGTTGGATGATTTTCCAACAAAGAAGAAGGCCGGGTAACCCCGGCCTTTTTCATTTACTCTTCTTTCCAGCTCTTCGTTTATTTTCTTTAGCTGTGTTCTTACCATGTTTCAATGGTCGAAGGTTACTCTTACGATCATCGCTATGGTTATTGTTTTTGTGGTCGACATCTGTATCCCGTGAAAGCTTGCCGTGGTCCTTTTCATAGTCGGCTCTAGCTTTATTTTTAGATGTTGTAACCCATTTACCGCCTACTTTTTTCTTGTAGACGTAGATAGGACGACCTCCATTCTGGGCAGAGCCCTTGTAAGGACCAAACTTTTTAACCTCAGACATTAGATAGACCACCATCCTTGTGCGGTTGCTTTACCGGAAGCAATCCACTCCTTATGTAACTTATGAGCTATAGACCAGTCTATTCTATGAGTTGGTTTACCGCACAAAGTACAAATGTCGGTATCCATTTCTTTATAGACATGCGGGCACATTAGCAATCCCATTTACGTAAAGCTAGTGCTTTACGAGTTGGCTTACCATTCTTCTCCATAGGACCAGGCATACCACCCATACGTGCACAGAAAGACTTACGACGTGCTGCTGACTTCTTTGACTTCTTTGCTTGAGATGCAGATACTGGCGGCTTTAGTGTTCCACCTGTCTCACGCTTATATGATGCACGACCCTTGGCATTTAATCCGCCTTCAGGGTTCTTACCCTCTTTACGTTGCCAAGCTGCTGTTTTAGCCATTCTCTGCTCCTTTACATGCACAAGATTCTGTTAGTTTACCGCAAGGTTTACAAGTAAATCGTTCATGCGATTCTACGGATCCAAGATCTTCTAAACGATTTTCATAAGTGTGAACCTGTTTGTAGCTAGCAAAGGGGATTCCGTAGCTTTGCGATGCTTCTACAACTTTAGGGTCATTCCAAGGCCTAGCAGCCTTAGAGGTACGGTCAGATACAGACATTCGGGTAACTCCTCCACGTCCATCTCTAGAACCATAATGAAGTTCTTTTTTACGACCCATTAGTTTTGGTGCTCCCCACTAGCTCCACGACCAGGTTTGGTGTAGCCCTTAAACTTTGGGTTTTCTGGTTGTTTATAAGGAAGTCCTGTTAGGTATTCAGCTGCTTCACGTGCATGAGTACGCAAAGACTTATACTTATCAAACTTCTCAGGTTCTAAAGGAAAATTAGCTACCCTAGCCATTACTAATCCCTCTTTTTAGGAATTTGTAATTTATCTAGAATAGTTCCTTCATTTTCAGCTTCAAAGTCTTTGTTATTTGGTTGTTTTCCAAACTTTGCCTTAGCAGATCCTTGAAGTACCTTAGACTGTTCAGAAATGGGTTGAACACTTCCGGCCATGTAGAACTGGTTGCTTCTTCCAGGCACTATTTCGTGATCTGGGAATAAGCTTAGCTGTTCTGGTTCAGTTGGCTTAGGTGCAGCCTTTGCTGCTCTCATATCCTTCTTTGCCTGCTTCTTTCCACCAGGACGTACAACCATTTCACGACTTGCGCTAGGTTGTTGACTTGCTAGAGCACGCATACCACTAAGTGCTTTTACTTCCTGTGCACCAGTCATATCAGTAGTATCAATCGCAAATTGACGACTCTTAGGTGTTTCTGGTTTCCAGTCACGATCAGTAGGAACAACAGTAGTTTTTGTAACTTCGTCAGCAACTTTTATTTTTGGAGCTACATCCGCCTCAGTAATTGGATTTTTCATGCCTTTACTAGACTCAACAGCTCTAACTGCCCATCCCTCCATAGGACCCTCTACACGCTTGTATTGAGTTGGAGAAACAACTTCAGTTTGACGTTGTGGAACTCCAGTACCAGGGAGGTAATTTTGTACTGGCCTTTTCTTAGGAGGCGCAGTATTAATTGCTGGTTTAGCTTTTGGACCTAGAGGTTGATCTAGAGGTGCAGTACCAAGCAAAACTTTTCCTGTACGAGCTTTAGGAGGATTAGGCTTATTACCTACCGTTTTACCTGGTTTAACTTTATCTACTAGTAAAGGCTCAGTTGTTTCTACGTTAGTTGGTGAAAGACGATAAATTTTGGCTGCTCCAGGAGACTTAGTTCTTTGAGCTTTTGGACGTGAGGTAACTGTAGGGGTTGTGCCCTTAGCAACTTTCCTAATACCAATCTGCTTTTTATCTCTAGGAATACTAGAATTCATTTGTTCAAGAATATCTGTGGTCCTGTTAGCTGATGATTTACGAGAGGTAACAGACATGCCGTGCTCGCTTAACATCTCTGCACGCATGTGATCTACAAGATCAATTCCTTTTGGAGCACCATACTTACGATATACGGTAGTTCCTCCACGTACTTTTACACTGTCCCAACCTTCATGAGAACGGGTAGTAACTACTGCTCCGCTAGCATCTCTACTAACTCGAGCTACTTTACCCTTGGTACGAGTAAATGCTGACGGCATATCAGGATGATTAGCTGCTATAGGAATTAATTCTTTTGTTTCTGGATGCTCCCACATAGCCCCTTCTTTAGGGGTGTGTGTAATTGTACGCTTTGAATCTTCATGCTCTTGAGCAATTTTATGCAAACCGTGTACAAGTGTTGATAAACGCTGACCTGTTGCAGAAGCAGCATTCTTATAAATCTCTTGATCAGAGATTTTAAAGGTATTCATTACCTTAGCAAGGCGATGATGGTGACCACCAAATACAGTTAAGTGTGTAGCTTTTGGATCGTTAGGCTGTACATCGTTTACAACTTTACCAGTGCGAGCTGCTGTTTCTCTATCAGCTTCGTGTAATTTTAGAGCTAAATCTAAGTGTCCTTGCTCTTCTCCGGGAAGTCCCATACCTGACTTAAGACGATCAATAAGATTGATGGCAACATCTGGCTTATCAGTTACGTTTACGGATGCAGCAGTAGCTCCACCTTCTGGACGACTAGGTAGTTTTCCAAAATCAAGAACAGTGGTTTTTGTTGGACGAGCAGTTCCCACATTACGTGCAGCTGCTTTTGCTTCTTGACCTGGAGTAATCTCTTCAATAGTAGGCTTAGGAGTTAGAGGATCTGGATTTACAGAATCATCTTTTACCGCAGCACCAGAAGTAGGGACTCCTTCTAAACGTTTGGCGTTAGCAGCTTCAATTTGTTCAGAAGTCATATCTTTTGATTGAGCAACAATTGCTGCATCAGATGCTTCTGCTTTAGCAGCAATATCTTTTTTAACTACTTCATTCTTAGGAAGTCCACGAGTATCTTTAGCCATTATGCACCAGCCTTAGGTGCACGAGGCTTACGAGTTTTAGGTGCAGTTACCGCAGGTGCACCAGATGATGCATCCGGTGTATCTGGAGAACCAGTGCTACCTTTTGGTTGTGCACCAGAAGTTTTCTTTGCACGTGGCTTACGAGGTGTTTTTCCTGCGCCACCGCCTCCTGGTGGATTAGGTGGATTGCCTCCGTCACCCGCGTCTGAATCTACAGGTGCTGCCCCTTCTGTTTTCTTTCTACCACTCAAACCAGTCTTCTGGAATGCTGGAAGCATGTTGCTATCAAAATTTGAAAGTGGAGACTCTACTTGTAAACCAAAACCGCCACGAGTTCTTTTTCTACCTGCTTTATCTACATACTCTTCTTTAGGATCAGTAAATTTCTTAAATGTTTTAATAGCACGCTTAGCGTTTGCGTCCCCTACGTATACCTTGCCAGCACTTTCTGCTGCTACCTTCTGCTTAATTCTTGTTCCTTGGTGTTCAGTATCAACACCGGCCTTTGCTTGATGCAAATCAAATTGAATTTGTGCCATATCTTTGGCACGAGCTACATCGCCGATTCCTCCGAATAACTTGGAGATCCATCCTCCAGAACCACCTGACTGTGGTCGTACGAAATTTTGTCCATTTGATGGAATTGGCATAATAAGGATCCGTTCCTTTAAGTTGGTTATACGTTCAAAAGTTTAGCAACTGCGCCCTTTTCTGTAAGCGCATTGGCGTTTTTATTGTAGTGATGCATGCAGAAAGTTAAAATACCCGCCTGTAGGGTTACTTTGACAAATGCTCTGGCAGAGCATTGATCACATAGAACCAGCTCCGCCGCCGTCTCCAGATCCTGCTCCAGCGTCTCCAGAAGAGTCATTTCCACCATCCTGACCGAAACCGTTTTGTGCGGTCTCATTTGGGCTTTTATCATTTCCTGGGGCTGTTCCACCCCAATAACCGCCGACACCGTAGTAAAGCGAATACCAAGGAATACCCCCAACAACATACCCACCACCTAGACGTCCAGTAGTTCTATGGTGTTTATGTTTTTTTACCTTGAATTGCTTCTTATCTATGGCCACGGTTAATACTCCCACTATTAGCTTCCGTATAAATGCCAAAGGCCGGGGGATTCCCGGCCTTTGCGCTATTAAGTTGTAAAGCTATTAGGAAGCTGCAGCCCAAGGGGTTACAGTGATAGTAGCTGTTGTGAGAATTGAGTTCGCACCAGCTGCTGTTGACTGTGCCTTGACTGTTCCAGCAACTGCAACTGCAGAACCTGTAATAGAGCTTAGAGCCAATACGGTTGTAGCTGTTCCAGTAACTGTGAATGTATTTGCATTTGCTACAGAATCTACTGTGTAGGTTCCGTTTACAGAAGCATCGATTGAAGACAAAGTTACCTTGTTACCTGCAACATAGCCGTGGCTTGATGCGGTAAGTGTAATTGTTGTGCTTCCAGCTGTACGAGCTGCTGCTGTTACAGTCTTTGCAGAGTTTGTAGCTGCAGAAGCTGTGGTGATGTTAGCTGCTTCGTAACCAGCGTCCTTAAGAGCATCAAGAGCGAGAGCTGTTGTAAGTCCAAGAACGTTTGGTACTGCAATGTAATAAACACCAGAAAGCTTCTCACCAGCAGTGTTAGCAATGAAATCAGGGAATCCTGACCATGCAGTTTCAATATCTGCGTGGTTTCCAAGAGCTGGGTTTAGACGTGCACTTGCAATCTTGCTGTAATGAGTCCATGAAACGTTCTGATCTCCACCAACAGTTGTTGTAATGGTAGGAGTTCCGTCTGCACGCTCATCATTTGGTTGCGGAGCAAAGTTGCCCCATACGTAATCTACGGCGACGTTGCCAGACGAATCTAGCAAGTGACCTGCGTTATTTACTGCCATTTAATTTTTCCTCACTTGATCAATGTGATTGTTCGGTCGAACCCACATATGGTGACAGAAATTAGGCCTCTTGTATGTATGTATGGATCTCGCCACCTGAATAGATGTCGTGCTTGCAAGCGATCTCGATTGCTTTCCTTAAAACCTTTTCGGCGGCCTTAGGTGTAGTTATACGTGAGTAGTTCAAAGCCTCAAGTGCTCCAAGTGCTACATCTCCACCACTACCGCCATAGTAAACGCGGCGGGCTTCTCGATCCCAAGAGTAGTCATTAAAGATCGGGTAAAGGATTCCTTTAATAGATACGATTAGGTTAGAGTCTTGCCATGCTGCATCACCATCATCTTTAGCATCGTAACCAGCCTCAATAAAAGCTTTACGCATTGATGGAATAAACTTCTTAGTCATAAACATATCTAAATCTTCATTTGCTCTAGGTTTTGGTGGCTTCCAACCAAATTGGGAAATATTTCCACCACGAGACGCGCCGGAGACTGCTATCAGTACACCACTGTTATTAATAATCTTAGATGTGGCAAGCTCCATATAACGGCCATCTTCATCGGAGGCGCGGGAATCACAACCAATAACGGACCAGCCGTCACCTTGGATTGCAGCAAGCGTTGTCATGACACCCTCTCCTTAGACAAGCAATACTATCGTACTATCTCTCTATACCCAACTGGAACTCTTCTGGCCTTTTCCGGGGGAGACCTGAGTATGTAGTTTTACTCCAAGGATGACCATCTAGGTACATTTCAATAAAATCGTGGGTGGAATCAGAGTTTTTGAGGACATCCCATAGAACTGGGTCTACTCCATCATACTGGATCATAGAGCCATCACGCATAATGATGACTAAGACCTCCATAGCCTTATCTACTGAGTAGCAGCACTTCTGAGCTCTGTGTCTTGTCTTTCCTGCGCTCTGTGGCGCCTCTATCCATTCATAGCCTGGTCCACAAGGGTTTCCAGCGTCCATAGAAGAGAGACGAGCTTCCCTGCCCTCTATTGTGCTATTAGGCGTCCCCTCGTCTCCAAAGACCTTCTCACGCCCTCTGAGAGCTAGATTGAGACGTTTGTTCTCCTCGTCCTCTCTAAGACGATTGAGACGAGCTAATTCATTATTCCCTCTAGGCATTCCCCGATTGTAGTGGCATGGCTACTGCCTAGTAATGACATAGGTCTCCCGGTTTTTTAGGTGATGAGGTGATGACCTAAAAGGTAAAAACCTCACAACCTCCCCGACTTGTGACCCCGAACTCCCCCAACTATGATCATTAAGGCTACTGCCTACCCAAAAATAGTCCCAACAATATGTTTCACCTGGCCGAAACGGACAAAACGGACAAATTAACCCATAGGGGGGCAAAACGGACAAATGGGACAAATGCTTACGATACGGACAAATAAACTAATGGTGAAGGCGGTCAGACCGAAGGTTAGAAAGTAGGTAATTCTGTGTGCGCCGTCTAGTGGGTTCGACTCCTGCTAGGCGGGCGCGTAGTAGCACCTTGCTACTATTAGCAGAAAGGCATGAAAATGTCTGCTCGTGAAAATCTATCTGCGTTGCTTGCTACCCGTGGTAAGGGTGGCTCTATTGAGTCCATCTCCCAAGCAGGGAAGCACTTCACCGCCGATTCATCTCTCACCCCGTCTGACTTCATCTCGGTAGAGAAGTTAGACTCCTCAAAGGCAATCACGCTCATTGGTGGCTATGCCGTATCACGATACGGAATAGAGCCAAAGGACGCATACTCAATGCGTAATGCGTTTGCTAAGAAGTATGCCGAAGTCCTCCCGCTCTTTGAGTTGGACAAGGCTGACTTCATCTCGGCTATTGCTGAGATTGAGGGAGAGATTGCTACCTTTGAGGCTCAAAAGGCTTCATTGGAAGCATCTCTCGGTTCAGACGCTGAGCGCTACATCAAGTCTGCCCAACAGGCGGTAGATAAGGTCGTAGATGCCAACATCTCACCAAAGGTTCGCCATGACCTTCTCACATTGGCTAAGTCAATCGAACAAAAGTTGGCTTACACACCACTCAAAGTCGCACAGAACGCCTAGTTCGTAGTGAGAGGGGGGAGTAATCCTCCCTCTCCCTATCTATGTCCATAGTCTATCTATGGGCGTAGATGGGGTATGCCGACCAATCGGCTCACTCTGGTATGTAATGTGCCAGCCCCCGCACATCAAGGATTACCTACTATGTGTCTTCTGTCTATAGAGAAGCCCTAGCCGTCCCCTTCAAAGTTCGGCTAGGGCTTTCTCATTCTCAAATAGTGATACAACTCACATCATAGATAGTTTGGCTACTGTCATTACTCCAACTATGAGCATTGAGAGTAGCACCAGGTCTGGGCAGGGTCGCTCTGGCTATTATCAGGTAGTTTGTAATAGGTGTATAGGGCTATGTAGGTTGTTCTTTGTTCTACATACAATAGTTGCGCTAGATGGCTTATCTAAGTTGTCGTGCTCTATGCACCTATCACTCTCTATCTGAGAGAGTCAATACACAAAGACAGAGATAGGTTGCTGAGTGCCAGCGTAAAGATAATCCTATCTCTCCTATTGGAAGGACAGTTATGAACTGTGTTGTATGTAATTCCCCCGTCAATCCCGACAGATGGGCTATTGGCTATGACTATTGTATGTCTGCCGATTGCGCCCATGAACTACGAGAGCGTGCTTCCAAGTATCGCCTTATCCTAGTTCCAAAGCAAGGCTTTACCTATGTAGAGGCTACATCTCCTCTGCTATTAGATGGTAAGTCATCAGGTAGATCGTAATACACCTGTTTTCCCCGCGAATTTTCCCCGCGAAGTTTGAGATGGATAGAGGGCACACTGAATAGGCTGTTGATTGCACCGAGAACGAGGAATCTATGGGGGCGTAACTATGAACATAGAGGGGGCGTGAAGAAGCAAAGCAGTACGGACTTAGGTGCGGAGGTACGGAGGCCGAGATAGTTACCTACCTAAGTAAGAGCAGAGGCATAGTCATAGACGCGACATAGACTATGTATGTAGTTCTGCAACGCAACAGGGGCTGTGTAGTGAGTCTCACGCAATTCCTTCAGTAATTCAGTGTGCCGTCTATCTATCTCAAGGTGAGGTAGATACCTAGAGAAGGGGGATAGGGCGGGAGGTGTAATAGCCTCCCGCTTTATTTTTTATGACAGTAAAAACTAATGCACTCAAAGTCAGACGCATAGATTTACTCGAGCAACTCGAGGAACGCTTTGCTGTAATGACCAAAGAGAAAGATAAGTACGACAAACTCTATGCTGCTTATCTCGTTGCCTGTGATAAATACGATAAAGAGGTGGAAGAGTGGGAGTCTCGTATCCCCGCCTTCTTGGAAGGTATGGTGCGTGGTTCTGAGGTAACTATTTTCCACCGCACAGAGAACTACTATCGTCGTACATCACAAGAACGATGGGAAGCAAGCATTGATGTCTCTGTTACTCGTGATGAGTTAGAGAAGAAGCTTGGGCCTGTGCCTAAAAGACCTGAGGGTCCTGATAGGCCTGCGTTCTTGCAAGAAAAGTGGGGCTACAAATACAACAGCCCATCACTTTACCAGTCTGTATATCAAGCAATCCAATTGCTGCACATGTCAGATGATGAGCATGTAAACGCTTCCATGTATCAACTTGCATTGGAGGTGTTGTAATGTACATCGAAGTATCCGACGGCATCATTGTTGTTGCCTGCCTCACAGTAGTTGCTGTAACACTTATCAAGCAACTATTCAAACGATAATTCCTCGAGAAGGGGATACACATTAAGCGTCGTACTGCGATGCGACCATGTGGTTGGTCAGACATGACCTGAGGTAAAACATGTCCCGCGACACCGGGGT